TTTTGATTTACTAATTCTGTTCTCATTCTACGCATAATATTGTCATATTCTTGTAACGAGGCTTGAGCAGTTGGAAGATCTGAGCGAAGAACAGATACATAATATCTTGCTCTTGCTATAACTGCGTGTTCAAATCTAGTTGGAACATCTGATGTATCTGTATCACTAGAAAGTTGTGTGGTTGTTTTCCAATACTCATAACCTACAGTATATGTGCTTTTATCAGGAACAGGAGATAAACCAAACTTTTGATCTTGTGTACGATAAACACAATCTGGCTCACCTAATTTATCTATACCTGTATTTCTATCTCTTCTTTTAGTAGTTTCTTGAAACTCATCATAACTTAAATATTTAAGTTTTTTTGGATGGAAGTCTTCGGTTACTACAACATTATCTATATCTACTTGTGTATCTACTGATTGACTAAATGCAATATAAGTAGAAGTACCTGTAGCACTAAAAGTAAATTCTACATATTTAAAATCACCAATATCATCTATACTAACAGTATTAGTAGATATTTGTGTTCCGTTAGCTGATGTTCCTATGTTAAATGTTAAATCTCCACCAGAAGGATAAGTAACACCAAAAGAAACTCTGTACTGTTTATTTTTTGTAGTTGTTAATTCTTGAGAAGCAATAGCAACACCACTAGATCCTGCTGTTAATCTTAACACACCAGTTCTTGAAGCTGGAGGTTGTGGACCTGTACTATTAAATGCTACTTCACCTGTACCAGTAGAACCATCTGTCCAACTTGTTATGTTACTATCAAATGTTCCGTTTGCAACAAGATTTTTTGGAAACACCATGAAACTATCAAAATCTACATAACTATGATCACTAGGTAAATCATATTCTGCTATACCAGCATAAGTATCTTGTTCTTTATCACTATGTAAAAAGGGCCATTCAACTTCAGCATTGGCTATATCGTTAAGAGCACGATTTATACTATTTTTTGCTACTGTCTGTACTCCACGAGAACTAGACAAAGCCGTAAGTGTAGTCTCGTTAAGGTCTTGGAGAACTCTGTTGGTGTAGTTAAGAAAAGTTAATGTTCCCATTATTTATCCGTTTCGTTTTCTTTTAAAAAATGACACATACAAGTACAATATTTATCTTGACAATCTGAACAGTTACAAAAACAATGTTGATCATCGCAAACAGGACATTGACAAGTAGGCAAACTCATCAACTAAACTGCCTAAACTTACTAATTTTATCTGCAATTCTCTTCGGTTGCTTCACAGACTTTTTGCCCTTTTTTATTCCTTTTCGCTTTGCTTTTGTCGTTGCCGCATACTCCGCAGATGTCAGGGCTTTGATTGCTTTCTCTGGTAAGTATCTCTCTCCAGTTTTTCCAGATGGTTTGCCAGATTTGGTACGCCATTTTTGTTTTCCCCAAGCCTTTAAACTACGTTGTGGTTTTTTTAGAGCCATTTTTTTTCTTCTTTAAAAACGTATCTTGATTTTTTTTAGCTTTTAATTTTGCACTTTTAGATAATTCATTAAAATGAAAAAGTCTTTTACTGCTTTTAGTATGTGTTTTACCTGAGTGTAATGTACCATCTTTCATTTTATGATATTGACCCATACCACCAGAACCAAGCGGTTTGCCATCTTTGTAATAATGTGGAACTCCCATTGCCATTAGCTTTTATAACCTCCGCCTTTTGCTTTATATTCTTTAGCAAGCATTTGTGCTTTTCTTCCTGACCATTTATCAGCAGGACCACCTTTAGTACCAGCTTTTATTTTATGAAATAACCTTTTACGCATAGTTGGTTTGGTGTAATTCCCTGCTTTATTTACTGTGCTTTTACTACGAGCCATTATTTATTAACCTAATAAATTTGTTTTACCATAAGGATAGAGTCTTTCGTTTCCACCTTTTGAAACATTGCCACCATCCATCATTTTTTTCTTGCCGTACATCATACCGCCACCCATCATTTTCTTTTTCTTTGGCATCATACCGCCATCCATCATTTTCTTTTTAAACTTAACACCTCTACCTTTTAAGACATCAGCTTGAGTAATTTTACCATCATTATTAAAATCAGGAAAAGATTCACCACCTTTATTCATCATCTTTTTGTTTTTCTTCATTCCGTACATTTTTATCTCTCCTTAGTAATTTATTGGTTTGATCTTTTTTTGCTTGTTCAATTTTTTTATCTAATTCTTCAAGCCTTTCTATATCGTTGTCAGGTAACAACTATCAACATTTCCATCGTTTACGAGCTTGCCTTAATCTACTGTTAGGATCTTTGGCAGCTTTAGGATGCTTTTTCATTTGCCCTGCGGATCTTGCACAATAACTCTTGCGTCTTTTAGCAGCCTTTGATCCACGTTTAACTTTACCAGTAACAGCGGTTTGTAATTTACTACCGGGATTTTTTGCTCTATATGCTGCTACACCTTTAGGAGTCATGCCAGCACCTTCTTTAGTTTTACGCAAGTGACCGCCCTTTTGGGTTAGCCCTGACATATCACCTTTACGTTTTTTCTTCTCTGCCATTACCTGCCCTTAAAAATTAAAAACCCCATTTTGTTACTAAATAATTTTGAACTAATGCGGTCTTTATTAATAATTCTTTAAATAAAACTTGTTCTGTGTTACTCTGTAATAAGTCTAAATTTATAGTTGCAATTTCTTCTAAATTTTTTAATACAAATGATTGTTCATAAGTAATATTAGACTCAAACCAACCTATAATATTTTGTCTACGCCCACTAGTAATTGATGTTACTTTGTGTGGATAAATAATTGGAAAGATTACTATCTGACCCTTACCAATATTGTATGCTATCTCACCTGCTTCTGTTTGTAAAACAAAGTCTCCACCTTCATAGTCATCACTTAAACTTATAGTAAAACCATAATTGTATAGCATTTTACTATCAGATGATTGAAAAGAATCTACATGGTAATCGTAAAAATCGTTGGTGTTGTAGTTATTGTAAATTCTATTTTTTATTTTTGTAGGTGCATATATTTTCTTAATAGCTTTTTTATTTTTAAATATATTACCTATGTACTCATCTATTTTAGGAGTAATTACTGTTTCTTTGTTTTCTTTTATATTGTAAACATTACTTAACTTTTGTGATTTTTTACCATCTACAAAATTTTTATTAAGTCTTGCAAGTATATTATCTGTTTCTTCATCGGTAAATAATTTATATATCATTACTTACCCCACGCTTTTTTTAAATATGATTGAACTAGTGTGGTTTGTACAAACTTTTCTTTATTTTTTCCTTTTAGATGTGCTTGTACATCATATAAATTTTTTAAAATAAAAGATTGCTCATACGATACATTTGATGAAAACCAACCTAATATATTTTCTCTTATTCCTGATGTAACTTTATTTACACCATGCGGATATATAATTGGGAAAACTGCTGCTTCTCCAGAAGCCAACTTAAACGACATTGGTCCTACTTCTGTTTGAAGAAAAAATTCTCCACCTTCATACTTATCTGTTAAATTTATAGAGAAACCATAGTCAAAATATACATTGTTTGATTTTGGTGTTGCTCTAAATGAATCTACATGAAGGTCATAGAAATCATCTTTTTGATACTTATTATAAAAATTTACTGATATTCTATTTGGACAATAGACTGAATCTATAAAATCGTGATTATAAAAAATATCAATTAAATATTTTCGTACATTTTCTGGTACACCAAGTATTTCTTGATTTTGTTTTACATTGTATACTTTATTTAAAGGCTGTGTAAAACTACCATCTTTGTACTTTAACTTCTTTATTGCATTTGTGCAATATTTAACATTTTCTTCTGTAAGTAACTTAATAAAAAACATTTACTATTCCTCTTTAATTTGAACTCAGCAATGAGGTAAAATATGAGGGGTTTTTAAGGAACCCCCCGAAACCTTAATATAATACTATGTACCAGTTGAAACTGTAGCAGACTCAACAGGATTTTTAGAAACGTCAACTAAAACAACGTGAGCACGGAATCTCCATGCAGTAGTTTTAGAAGAACCACCATCAATCACTAGAAGATCTAGTGTATCAGCAGAGCTTGTCATAGCTGAATCTGTACTTTGAGCACCAAAATTGACAGCAGTAGTACCATTAGAGGCAGCACCATCAATAAAAGCGTCAACATCACCACCTGTAATACCCACATCAAAAGTGATTTGTGCATTACCAGATGCTTCAAGAATTTCGATACAACCACCAACAACCATTGTGTCAGCAGGTAGATCTATTAATTGAACGATGTCGCCTTGCTCTAAGTCTGTATTGTCAACAGCATCATAAACTGGAGAAGTAATAACATAGGCTTTGGCAGCACCAGCAGGATGACCTACTGTTCCACCACTACTATGAGTTGCATTATATGTAGCCATAATATATATACTCCCCTTTAAGTGTTAAGATCAGGAACACCAGAGAGAACTCCAGTAAATCCTGTTCCGGATGGTCTAAGAACTTTTCTTCCAAAGACGTGTAAACCACGCACAATGTCAGCAAAGCTGTTTGGATCACGAACTACTTCTGTTTTAGCAATATGTGATGCAGTAGCAACTGCACTCATATGACCAAAAAGAACATTAGTTTCACCACTTGTAGATGATGGTCCAAAAGTTGCTGTAGCAGAAGAACCTGCGGAACTAACTGCAATAGCATTAGACTGATAAAGTGTGAACCCATGAACTTGTCTTGCTGTAACAGCACCATTCAAAAGGGCAGACTGATTTTCACCAGTTACACTTGAATCCATCAACTTAGCGTCAGCTTGACGAAGTATTTCAAAAAACTGAGGAGGTGCAACACACCATCTTCCTTCTTCTGGAACGTCATTTTCGTCAAGTAAACGAGCAGCTGTACTAAGGTAGTTCGCACACTCATTACCAGTATTGCATGATATAGCAGAACTAGCAGCACCTAAGTTAGATGTATCTGTAGTTGCATTTGAGTTAATGTTACTTAGCACGTTGAAGTCGTATTGCCTTTTAAGAGCATATGCACCAGAAGAAGTTGCCAAAGACTCAAAATTAAGATGGCTGTGTCTTTCTTCAATGTCATCTACTCTAAATGAAAAAGCATTACCTTGATCTACAGTAAGAGTAATTTCTGTATCTGTAAGATCTTGTGGATTTAAAGTTGCTCCACGTTGATAAGCAGAAACTGTGATTGTCGGTTCCTTGATTATCTTAACTGTGTCGCCAAAATTTTCTATTTCTCCAGCATAGTCGGTGTTAGTAATTGCTTCTACAACCGAAGATCTACGGAAGAACTTGAGAACTTTTTGACTAAATATGCTAGGAACGAAAGCCCCATTAACGAGGTTATCGTAACCAGCAGCTGTACTAAAAGCCATAACCTTTCTCCTTTAAAAAGTTATCTGATTGATATTATTGTTCTCTGATTCGACCTTCTCGATTTGCTAGATCAATTTCTTCTTCTAGCTGCACATATTCGTGTGGTTTTAATCGAGAAATCTCTTCATATGTCCAAATCTTTTTTCCTTGATTTTTATCTGTAATGTCTTGCGAAGCTGTAGTTGTTTTTACAACTTTTGCAGCATCACTAGGTTTTTTAGATTTAGACTTTGGTTTACCAATACCCTTGTCAAGTTTATAAAGGTCAATAGTCCTCACGGCCCATCTAACATCTGTGGCATTTTTAGTGACACCTTCAGCAATATTATCAGGTTGATCTTTTAGCCACTCAACGAAATCTTCACTATCTTTTAGTTCAAGAAAATCTGCGTGGTGATTTAAAAGTTCTCTCTGTGCGTTTTGCCTTTCAAGCTCAAACTCTTTTTCTCGTAGAATATTCAAATGTTCTTCAACATCTTGTACTCTGGAGTCTGTTTTCATACTTGCGATAGTTTCAATAACGTCATAAACATCAGGATTTTCTTGTTTAAATTTTTCAATTTCTTCTGGTGTTTTTGGCATTACCACATTTGATTTTTTATTTGTTTGGAGTTGAGTAAGAATTTCTTCTTTTTCTTTTCTCCATGTAGATAATTTTGTATCATAATGTGATTTTAAATCATCATATCGCTTTTTGTAATCATGCTTGGTGCCTGTGGTTTTTTCTGGTAATTCTTCGTTACTAGTTTCTGTAGATCGCAATGCGTCTGCTTCTTTAGTAATTTCTTGTTTACTTTCAAAAACCCTATCTTTACCCATATATGGTGTTGGGGTAGGCGATTTCTTTTTTGGTTCCTCTACTTGTTGATTTGTTGTATCAGTCATCTTCACCTCCATGCAGGGCCACTATGTTGTGGGTAGCTACTGTTGGTATTAAAGACAGGGCCAGACGAGGAGTCTAGGTGGCTGTCAAATTCTTTATGCACTCAATCTCTTTCTTCTTGAGTGGGTTTTGTTTTTGGAACAGGAATTATACTCTTTAGCATATTTATATTATCTAATGCTCTAACATTAATATTTGTTCCCGGTCTAAAATAACTTGTTTCTTGTTTGCTACTTGAAAATGGATCATTATATTGCAGTTCTAGTGCGAGTATAGGATAATCTTTTTGTGTTAGTGCTTTAAATGCTCCGGGCATTTTATTCATAAAACCACCTTTTCCACCTTCTTTACCCATTCCAAAATTAAAATACACATCTCTAACAAATCTTTTTGCCTTTGAATTTTGTATATCATATTTTTTACTAAATGTAGCTGCTTGTTCTACCGCTCTGTCATAAATTTTATCTTGTTCGGTTGAAACCTCTTCTATACCAAAAGGTTTGTTTACTTCTGCGTTTTTAAACTTATGACCTTTTGGGAGAGCCTCAATATTAACACCAAGAACTGTACGATTTCCAGTATGATCTAAATAAGTTAGTAATTGATTTGTTTTTGCATCGTATGTTTTATACCTTATATATTTCTTTATGTTTTTTTGTTTCATCAATTTTTTGTTTTTTAAATCATATTCGT